CTCCGCGGTTTCCATGACCTTGTAGCCGGCCGTGTTTTCTTTGAAAAAGCCTTTCGCAGCGCTGGCCATGTCGCCATAGCTTTTCATCTGCGCCTGCGCGCCCTGTTGCGCCGCAGCGGCCTGCGCCCTTGCCAGCTTCTCAGGGTCGCCGTAGGCATCCTTGGTGGCTGCCGCCAGCTGCGCAGCGATGCCGGCCTGCGTGCGCTCATAGCCGGTCATCGCTGTGGTCAAGCTGCCGATGGCCGCCCCCACTGCACCAAAGGAGGCGGCCATGCCGGTGGCAGCATCACGAGCGGCCGCGTCGACGGCCGTCAGAATATCCAGCAGCTCCTTGGCTTTGGTAACGTCGCTGCCCTGCTCCTGCGCCGATGCCCGGCCCTGCGCAACCCGCAGGCGGCCCAACGCCTCGATCTTGCGGTTGTTCATTTCGATGGTCTTTTCGCCATTCTCGATACCGGCCAGTGCGGCGTTTTGCTCTTCGAGGTCGGCGATGGCCAGCGCCGTTTTTGCTGCCGGCAGCAGGCCATAGGTGCGGATTTGCTCTTCGACGGCTGCTACCTGGGCGTTAATCGCTGCAATTTCTTTGTTCGCAGCATCGTTGGCGGCATTGGCGCCGATATCCTTGCGCAAGCGCTCCTCGACGCCGGCGCGCTGGCTCTCAGCAAAGAAAGCATCCTCTGCAGCTTTGCGCCGTCCCAGCACTTCATTCATTTCCTTGGCATGCTTCGCCGCTTCCGCTTTGGTCGCACTGTTGTGCCCGCCTAAAGCGGCGAGCTCCAGATCGAACGCATCGACCTGTGCTTCATACGTCGCAGTTGCATATGACCGCTTGTTCTCGTAAAGCTGCTGAGCCGAAAGCTCGCCGGCTTTGAAATACAGATCATCCAGCCTACCCAAGGCGTCGTAGTGCGCTTTGGTATTCGCGGCCTCTTTTGCGTACTGCTTGATTTGGTCTGCAAGCTGCGTATTCTCAGCCTGGTCGGACTTGGGTCGCGACTGCTCGGTATGCGCCTTGTTGCGCGCAGCGATGCCGGCGGCAACTGCGTCGGGAGTAACTAAAGGTGAGTTTGGATCAGCTGCGCGGATAGCCTCAATGTTTTGCTTGTAAGCATCGAGCGCCACTGTGAGTTCGCCCATTCCCTTTTTCTGCAGGCGAATGTCTTCGGCGTGAATCATTGCAGCCGCATGGACTGCCCGAGAATTCTTTGTCGCGATGTCACCCTGGGCAATTGCAACAGCATCCGCTTTATTGAGCTTATCCACGGCATCGGTTAGCTCAAGAACAATTTTATTTCTTGTTGCTTCAAGGGCCGGGCTTATTGTGCCTGGCGCACGGCCTAGCCGCTGATTGCTTTCCTCTAAGCCTTTATCAAACTCGGACAGGCGGAAGCTGTATTTCTTCACATCAGAAGCCGGGGTATCTTTTTTCCCGTAGTTGCCAATGGCGTCCATTGCCATTCCGATGGCCTCTTTGACTCCGTGCCATGCCAAGGCAACATTTCCCAAATTCGCGATCATCTGTTCGGCGCCGTCCTTCGTTGCCTTGGCAAACGCCTCAGTAGCAACAGCTGACGCACCTTTCGCGTCGCCATCTTTCTCAAGGGCGCGAATCTGCTCATAGACCGAAAGTGTCAAAAAGTGATAGGTATCATCGAGCTTTACAGTGGCGCGAGTAATCACCTCTGTGGCGCGGTTCGTACTGCCGGTCGATTGAACAGCCAGCGACTCGAATTCTTTGATGGTCTTTTTGACCGAGTCGCCCGTGGCGTACTCCAGGGCAACGACAGCGTCCGTAATGTAGGCAATTTGATCACCTGTGAATTTACCGGTACCCGCCAGTTCCGTGACGACTTTTTTAGCCTCGCCGATGCTGCCGTGCACAGCAGTCGCGGCATGCGCCATCTCGTTCAGCTTGTCGCTGGTTACCCCTGCATAATTGTTGGTCGAAATCAGTGCATTGTTCATCTCCCGCTGCGCACTGGCACCTTTGATCATTGCGTAGGCAACGGTACCCAGCGCGGCAGCAAAGCCGAGCACGGCCAGTCCGGTGCTACTGAACAGCAGGCCGGCCGCGCCAGTTTGCTCGCCCAGAACCATCATCGAACCACCAAACCGCTGGAACTGGCCCTGGCTCAGCTCGTGCGCGAGCACCAGCAGCTCACGTTTTGCTGCTGCGGTTCTAAAACTGAATCCTTCCATGTGGCCACCAGCAGAATGGGCGCCAGCACCCGTCTCCGCCAACTTATTGATCAGCGGTGCAGCCGCATCGGAAACGCCAAGCTGAGCGGCGCGATACGTCTGCAATTGCTGGGTCGTCATGCCCAGAGTAGCAACCTGGTCGCGCAGGTTTTTGATGAAGCGATCACCGGCTTGGGCAGCCTGATCCTCGGCCGCAGCCGCCTCGCGTGCTGCTCTCTCCTCGCGGTGCATGGCGTCAATACTGGCGCCCAATGCGGCAGCCTTATCTTGCGCCGAGCGGCCCAGCCCCTGCTCTGCTGCGCGATAGCGCTCCAACTCGCTACGGGACATGCCGAAAACGTCAATTTCACGCTGGAGTTCGACCAGCAGCCTGTGCTTTGAATCCTCCAGGTTGCGCGAAGCCTCGGCTGCCTCTCGCATAATGCGCGTGGTGTCATTCATTGCGCCGTTGTAGTCGGCCTGCTTTTTCCACGTGCGCTCCGTCGCGGCGCCAAGACTTTCAACGGCATCAGCAGCGGCAATCGCACGAGGGCTTACGTTGGACGCGGATCGGCCAAGGTTTTCAAAGGTCTCCGCAGCAACAAGTGCGCGCGAGCTTGAGCCGGATGCCGAGCCGCCAACTTTATCAAGAACCTCCCAAACAACTGAGGCCCGTTGACCGGCATTTGACGCCGAGCCGCCAAGCGTATCGAGCGCAGTTGATGCGCTCGATACGCCGGCTTGAACAGATGAGCCGGAATAACCCAACATCAGCATGGCATTTTTCGCCGAATCAAGGCCCTGCAGCGCCGCCGATTCAGCGGAAGCGCGCAACACATCGAGCCCTTGCGCGGCCTGTATCGCTGCCGATTGCACGCCGGCACCAGAGAAGCCAAGCGCGAGCATTGCATTTTTTGCAGGGTCCAGCGCTTGCTGTGCAATGCTGGCTGCCGAGCCGCTCAGGGCATTCAGCCCGAGCGCAGCCTCTGCTGCTGCGGAGCGCAGGCTGAGTCCAGAGTATCCGAGCTGCAGCATGGCTGCACTGGCCGGCTCGACGCCTCTTAGCACGCGCTCGCTGGCGCCGCCGATTGACTCAACGGCGGCAGCGCTGTCGCTCAGCCGCCCCTTGGCAGATGAGCTGGCGTCACCAAGTCGCGCGACCGCGGTTGTGGCGCTATCCACTTTCTTTTCGACGCCCTCACTCGCCGCGCCAAGGCGATCCATTGCCTGCGTGCCGAGATCCAGTTGGCGCGTATCAATCGAAAGTCCAAGTTCGGCGATATCAGGCATTATTTTTCCTTCTTGTTCTGGTGATCAATAAACAACGCGTCGAGGCGATCAATCACTGACTCCTCGAACGGATCAAAGCGCACCTGGTGGCGCGCCTGCCAGGCCAGTATTTCAGCACTGGTCAGCGCATTGACGGCCATGCCGCACTGGCGTTTCTGGTTGAGCTGCGCGAACCAAGTCCACAGATATTCCAGCTCAGGCGGCAGTTGCGGCACGGCCGGCGCTTCCTGCGTGCGGTACAGCGGGTTTCGCCGGGCGGTGTCGATGTGATCACCCTTGGCATTGCCATCGCCTGCTGCTGCAGCTCGATCAAACAGGTGATCGGCGTACAGCAGCAGGGCCTGGATTAGACCTTCAAAAAATTGGCGTCGTTTTCCAGAGCGGTCGTCACACGGTCCTGCCAGGTCGGGAATTTATCGAAGGCAGTAGCAACCAGCGCCTTGTCGAAGGCGACAGCGGTACCGTTGCTGGTGAAGCCGTACCAGTCGACGGCCACAGCCACGGCCAGGCGCTTCTGGTTGTCATCGATGACGTTGACCAGCTGCGCTGCGCCGTCATCGGTCGAGGCGTCAATGGCCGTCTTGCGTTTGGCGGATTTCTTGTAGCCTTCGGCGCGCACGGCGTGGCTTTCCTTGCGATACTCGTCGGAGTTTTTGCCAACAATGCGGATACCGGCCACGGGCTCGCCGTCGGCGTCGAAGATGACAGGGACGTCGAACGTGACGCGCGCGGCCGGCGCCGACAGGTTGGCAATGTCAAAGCCGGCGACAGCCAGGGATTGAGCGGCGTTCAGGGTTGAAGTGGTATTCATGGGTAGTGCCTTTCGCGTGGTTATAAATGCCCATGCGCGCCCGCCGCTCCACGCGAATGGAGACGGCAGGCGGGCCGGTGCTGGAGTGGCGCTTGCGCCAAAAGAAAGCCCGGCGCGCGGCCGGGCGGGAGGGTTACAGACTCGTGTCCTGGAATGCCACGGTCGTGGCCTCGTGCTGCGCGTCCGAGCCCTGGTAACGCAGGACGTCGAAGGCACAGGTCACGATCTTGTTTTTCTCGCCATCATCGACTTTGGCGCTGGTGATCTTGATGCGGCCCATAGCGATGGTCATCACCTCGGCCAGCGGGGCCGTGCTGGCGGCCATGGCGTAGGCCAGCGACAGTTCGACCTCGTTCTTGAAATAGTCGATGTATGCCGAATCCTGCATCAGCACCGTGAACTGGCCGCTGCCCAGCACCTTGCCGCGCGAGGCGGCCGTGGCGAACTTGGAGCCAATCACCGGGTCGATTTTGACCTGACCATCGAGCGACAGCGACATGCCCGTGCAGATTTGCGACGGGATGCCTGCCACCGACAGCATGGCGGTGGCGCCGGAGAATTTGCCGGTACCGGGCGTGGCCGCTGGAGCATTGAAAAATGCCGCTGGCGTGGTCAGGCCTTCCAGCTTGCCCATCAACGTGAAATCCATGCTCGTGATGCCGTTTGGCTGCACGGCCAGGTCAACTTTGCTCACCAGCTGGTCGACAAAGCAGCGGTTGACGGCAATGCCCGGATCCTGCACCTCTGCCGTGAACCAGTCGGTGGTGTGGCCGGTCAGCGGCGTGAAGCTGCGCTTGCCGGTGGCCGTTACCGTTACCGGATCGCCTTCGGCTTTTACCGCCATGGTGCTGCCGTCCATGAACTGACCATTGAGTTTCAGCGCAGTGACCGAGGTCACGAAGAAGTTTTTCGCGTTGTTGGCCGCGCCCGTGGTCAAAAAACCACCGATGCGCACCACCGTGCCGGTGCGGTGACCGTCCGCCAGGAACGAGCCTGCGCTGCGGGTCAGACCACCGGCGGTAGCGGCGATGGTGTTCTGCGCGGCGGTAACGGCGCCAGCAGTCCAGTCGCGGCGCAGCAGCGCGGCCAGCAGCACGGCGTAGGTGCCGCAGCTGGCTTCGCCCTTGATGGCGCCCGAAGTGCGGAAATTGCCCAGGCGCGTGTCGCTCTGCTGCTGGCTCGGGTCGATCTCGGCCGAGCTGTATTTGTCAGCGTCCGTGTCGAACGTCGCCGTGACGCGTGGATAGAGCCGGCCGTTGGCGGCCAGGGCCTTGGTGCCTTCGCTGGGCTGCTTGCCGATGACGAGCAGGCTGTCGATGCCATTTGCTGTTGCCATAATGATGATGCCTTTCTTTGGTCGAAAAAAAAGACCGCCGAGGCGATCTATGTGGAGTGTTACAGGTTACAAAAATACCGGATCTTCACCGGCACCATCCAGCGGTCACCGTCCTCGCGGCCATCCGCGATTTCGGGCGTGCGCTCGATCTGCACGGTGACGCTATCCTTGGAGAAGCTGGCGCCGCGCCGGAACAGCGCCTGTATCAGCTCGGCGCGCGCGCCAGCTGTGACCGCACCCTTCCCCGCTGGATACATCAGGCTTACCTGGAAAATGCCGCGCTCCTGGCGCGCGCCGTCGCCCATCGACTGATTGTCGGGCGACGCCGGCAGCAAGTAGGCCGCTTGGTATTCCCGGCCTGTCACGGGCGTATACGGGAAATTCTGGTATGCGGTGTCGATGGCCGGCTTAATGCTGGCCAGCGCAGTCTCCAGCGCCGCTCGGATTTTCAGTTGGCTCATAATTTATACGTTTGATAACCCTGTGCGAAGTCGGCAGCGCTGGTGCCCGCGCGCACACCGTTCACTGCGTCGTCAACGATGGTGCGAAATTCAACCACCGTCAGTGCCACAACGCCGACCGGCGCCTGGCGGGACCAGCCCTGCTCGATCCTTTTGGCATACGGCAGATTGTTGACCAGGTAAATGACGTCGCCGGCCTTTGCAGCGCTGATAACGCTGCCGTGGGCTGCAATCGTGGCGCTGCCGTCCTTATCGATCAGATCACGTACGCCGGCCGTCGGCGAGCCGATGGAAAGTTGCCAGTTGGCGCGAAAACGGCCGCCGGTGTAGCCTGGAGGCGGCTTGCTCTTCCAGTATTTTGCATCACCGACCGGCGAGCGCTGCACAAGCTTGTTGTCGATCTTCATAGTGATGGCGCGCACCACCAGGTCTTGATTGGCCTTGGTCTTGGCGATAAACGCGGCAATCTGCATCGAAAATGACATGCTGGCCATCACACGCCCCGCAATTGCAAAGTAAATAAAAGGCTCACATCGACCGGCTGCAGGTCGCCAACATTGGCGATGGTGTAGGCCACGCCGCCGACCAGCACCAGGTCAGCTACCGTTGGCGTCGGCATCGGCGTGCCATCGCGCTGCAACGGCGACAGCAGCAACTGCTGGTCACCGCGCTGGATCAGCGTGCCGTCGATGTTCTCTGCCTCGTAGTTCAGCTTGACGCCGGTGCCGAGATATTCGGTGACCGTGCCCGTACCGGGCCCGCCAGTCTCCGGATCGTACTCGCCAGGCGCCTCGCGCCGCAGGGTCACGATGGCGCCCTTGCGGCGCAGCGACTGGTCGGCGCGCGCTGCGGTTTTGGCATAGTCGGTCATAGGCTATGGCGCTTTCATGTAATCATGCGGCGGCGTCTCGGCGAACCGCACCGCCTTGATTGTCGCCTTACCGTCGATCAAAGCACGAAGCACGCGGTGCCAGCCATCCATGATGAAACCCTGCTGGCACATGATGATCGGGTGACTGGTGTCGACGTCCAGCGCCTGGTGCACATGATGCGCGATGCCGTAGGCTGATCCGACCGCTGGCCAGACTTCAGAGCCGCTGTAAACGGCCGCGAGCGGCAGGTCAAACGGAACAAGGTCCTTGGCGCGTGCGATCAGGTTGGTGACGATCCAGACCTTATCACCCTCGCGGTAGGTGTTATCGGCGACGAAACAGCCGTCGATCTTCACTGCTGGATAAGCGCTCATGCCCGCACCACCTTGAACGAATTACCGCCACCAGTCGAGCCAAAATACGGCGCCAGCGCGGCATCGATCGCCACGAAACGCGCGGCCGCATCGACGTTGTTCTGGAAATACTCCGTTTCCAGCGGCCCGGTCTTATCTTTCTTGATCTGGTTATTGCCCGTATCTAGATCCGGCAGCAGCGCCTCGCCGGCGGCAGAGCGCACGGCCAGGTCGATGCAGGCGGCGGCCACCTCGGCCGGCACGATGTCCGAGGCAACCGGGAAGCCGTCGGCACAGACGTTATAGCGCGGCCAGTCCAGCGCTTGTCCTTGGCGCGCACGGCGGCCGGCCCAGCGCATGCGGTAGATAGCGACCATGCAACTGGTGGCAGCGCGCAGCGCGATTTCCTTGGCAGCTTCGTCATGCACGGCCCAGGTGGCGATGCCGAAAGCGGCGCAGCGCGCATCAGCTGCGGCAACGCTGGCATAGGAATCGGCGTCAGCCAGGCCGCCGCCTGTCTCAATGATGAGGGTCATGGAGCCACCTTGTGCAGATTTTGATTCGCACCAATGTGCAATGTTGCGGTGCCGCCAGCCAACATGCCGACGACGATACCGGTGATTACCCTGGTGATCCCCGGATCGACGCGGACGGGCGCCGACGATGTGTCGTAGCAGATTGGCGGGGCGTCGCCGCCCAGATCGCCTAATGCCGCGTTGGCGGCCGTATTGGTGCCGATGGCAGCTGCAGAATACGAGACTGCTCCCGGATTGTTATCGAGCACTGTTTCGATAAACAGGAACTGGATGCCTGCGCCCTGCAGCACAACATCACCCTCCAGTGCCAACAGGTCGCTGGGGGAGAAGCCTGCTGTAATGAACGCTGCTGGACGGACGCGAATGGCCTCGCCGTTGACGCCATCCACGTTAGAAATTTCGACCGTGAAATATTTTCCAGGGCGCTTGTCGATTCGGGATACAGCATTGGCGCTGTCCGGTGCGCGGCACACAGCGGTGATTTTGGTGCTGGCCCCGTCCCGTACAACTGCCCAGCTATTCGGGATTTCCCCCACAACGCCGGCACCTGGTGTGCCGGCGACACCTGTCATCTGAGGATTCACCAGCAGGTTTCCATATGGCGCAGTTACCGCGTTGTAGGCACTGTTGGCAAAAAGCGTGGGCATTTTCGGGTTCACGTATTTGCGGTGGATATCCACCTCGCTGCGCGCGGCCACGATATAGCCTCCCTTGTTCCCGAAATGCAGCCCGTCGGATGCCATGCCGGCAACGTATCCGCCTGTACCAGCTGGCGCCGCCAGCCACGCCCACGGCTCTGCCACATCAATGTTGTAGCGCGCACCCAGCACCCGCAGGCCCTGGTTGAATTCCGTCACAGCAGCAGTGGCTGCTGCAGGCCGTGTGTCGTACGGCGTCAGTGCCACCAGGTAAGGCCGCGAGCCGATTGCCAGGCGTATCTGAATAATGGAATCAATGACTGCCAGCGTGGCAATGGCCGACGCTCGATCAGTTACATCATTGGTGCCGAGTGCGATGCGAGTAACGTCTGTATAAACGCCCCTCCACTGATCTACAGCTTCCAGCCAGTCGGATGCGCGAATCGACGGTATGGCATAACCCAGAATCGTTTTGTACGGGCTGCCCATCAGCGCCTGCAACCATGGCACCGGCCCGAATATACCGCACTGCGAATTCATGCGCAGGATGCCGCTATTGTTGATTGCGTCTACCTTATCCACCGTAGGGCGTAAGCGCCCCACGACGCCCACATACATCGCGGCACCATCAGTGCCGCTTGGCAACTTATAGAATCCGCTGGTAGGCACGACAACACGCGGCCCCTCAGTGTCGCCAAATGCCTGCCAGCTGAGCGAACGCGAGGCCGCGTAGTAACGCACGGATCCAGTGCCAACTGGGCAGTTGGTATCGGTCTCCGACAGCACGATAAACAGCCCGCCCGCGTTCATATTCGTAATAACCTGGTTCAATGGTCGCGTGGCACCGCCCGGTGGAAGAATTGGCAGGCGCAGCCCTTGGGCAGTCAGGCTGTCACCCAGTGCCATAAGTGACGTTGCGCGGGAGCGATACCACGCCGGAATAGCGTTGCCGCCAGGCGTACTGATCAAGCCTGGCACATCGCCAGCAGACCGCAGTGTGAGCGAGACGGTGCTACCAGGCGCCACATCAACACTTCCCGTCGAGCAGGTCACCAAAAAACGTTGCAGACCGACAAACGGCCCGATAGGCACCAGCGCGCCAGCGCCAACAGACCAGGATTGCAGCGAATTCGTCCCGCCGGATGTTGGGTCGAGGCGGTAGACCACGCCAGTAGTGCCAGGCGCGCCGACGATATTCAACACCCTGCCCTCAGGCAGATTGATGGTTTGCGGCGTGCCGCCTGCGGTGATAGTGGGCATGGTGACTTTCGGGAGTGCGGTTTATTGGATGCACCAGCGTGTGGCCTGGTGCAGCGGCAGGATTACGGCGCCTTGGCTTTTGCGGGCTTCTCAGCCGTGCTGGCCGCGCTTTTCAGTGCGGCAGCTTCCGCCGCGATCTTGGCAGCCTCATCGCGCAGGCGCTGCGCTTCGACTTCGTTGGCCTTCACGAGTTCGGCCAGGCGCTGCTCGCTCGTGGCCAGCGCCTGCTCGCGCTCATCCAGTGCAAGCGCGCGCTGGCTCAACTGCAGTTGTTGGCCATCCAGCTGGTCACTGCGCGCCAGCAGTCGGTGGTGACTGGCGGTCAGTTCGGCCAGCGTCGGAACGTAGCCGCCAGTTTCGCCGTTGGCTTCGGCCAGGCTTTCGCCTTCCAGCAGCTCGTGTTTCGACGGATCGAAGTCTTTCTTCTCGATCACGACGAATTCGCCCTGGCTTGGGTGAGTAGGTTTGATTTTGACAGTGGTCATGTTGTTCTCGCAGGTTGCCCGGCGCCGTGCTGGCCGCCGGGTAGATGGATGGTTTAGCCGCCGATCAGGTGGCCGCCCAGATGCGGGTTCGGCGCGCCAGTGCCCCATGCGAGGTTGACCTCGTAGCGAACTTGGCGCTTCTGCTTGTAGATGCAGAATTCGTAGGTGATACCCGAGATCGGATCGGTCACCATCATCACGTCATCGGCCGAGTCGCCGCCTTCCGGCATGGCCGGGGCGCGAGTGGCCAACTGGATCGCGGCGCGCTGGAAGAACGCGTTGCGCACGGTGGCGGCGATCAGCGTGATGCCGGTGGCAGCAGCCGGGATGGCCTGGCGCAGGCCTGGCGCCTGCAGACGGATCTGGCCGCCGTTCGACGTATCGGCGTCGCCAGCTGCCAGCACGTACTGGTGCGGGTCGCCTGCAAATTTCACGATATCGCCGGCCAGGTATGCGCCAGTGCCTGCAGCTGCGAGATTGATCACGGTGGCACCCTTGGCGTGGCCGGCGTTGCTGGTCGTCGCGCCCACGGCGCTGCCCACCGCGATCAAATCACCGATTGCACCGGAATTGTGCAGATCGAAACCTTGAACGACGCTCACGGCGCCACGGCGCAGCAGATCGTCGGTACCAGCTTCGTTCACGCGGAACAGGCCCGATTGCTTGCCTTCGATGTTCGCCATCGCAGCCGAACCCAGGACCATATGCAGGTCGGACAGCGGCGCGCCATTGTCTTTCAGGATCTTCTTCGGCTGGGCGAAGTCGGACAGATCGCCGGCAGTGCCGAACGGAATTGTGCCGACGGCGCCGTAGGCGCGGCTCAGCTTGATACTGGTCGCGGCCAGATCGGATTCGACTTCGTTGGTCAGGGTGCGCAGCGCTTGGGCGATGCGCTGCTGATTGATATTGGCGTAGGTGCCTGCGCTTTGCAGGCGCTGTGTATCGTCGCCGTTGATGCCGAACGGAACCGAGCGCTGTTTCGAGATCGTCATATCAACGTAGTTGATGGTCTGATTGCCGGCGTCTTCGGCGTAGGCGCCTTGCGCCAGGTCTTCGGCAGCCATTGCGCCAACAACTGGCGAGCGGACGGTCTGGTTCAGTGCGGCGCGTTCGGCGGTCGAATCGCGCGATACTGCAGGGATAAAGCCGACCTGCTCACGTGCGATGACATTCATCGCAGCGTAAATATCAGGAATGAGGCCGGTCAGGGTCAGGATGGTCATGAAAATGCCTTTCAGGAATAATAATGGCCCGCACATGCGAGCCAATCGGGATGATTTGAGTTGTAAAACGAACAGGCTATCCAGCCCAAAGCACCCCACTGACATCCATCAGCAAGGCATTTGACTTGTAATGCAGGCTTTCCTGGCGGTGCGGCCGTCAGTCGGTGACGACAGCGCCACCTTTAATGGCTTCGGCTTGGGCCTGCGGGGACATGCCGAAGAACTGGCCGCGAGGGATTTGCTTGGCGCCACCACCACCGCCGCCATTGTTGCCGCCGGCGCCACCGCCCGAAGCACCCGAGCCTTTCAGGATCGAATCCTTGTGCGCGTACTGACCGACCATCGCCTGGATGGCTTCGTCGAAGTCGGCGTGGTTACCGTGGTTGGTGGCCGAAAAGATCGGGTTGCCATTCGCGTCCATCGGGACGAGCTTGCCTGCTTCGACCTTGAAACGGTCGCCGAAGAACTTCTGCGCCATATCGGCCGGGATGGCCAGCTTGTCCTTGATATAGGTGGAACTGGCGAACGAACCGCCGATGATGTGCGTGTTCAGTTCACTGGTGCGCTGCGTCAGCTGCTCCGTCAGTTGCTTTTCCTTTTCCTGCGCCGCACGGGTGGCAGTGGCAACGGCTTCGTTCGCGGAACGGGTTGCGGCGTCCTTGATCTCCTGGACCTTAGCGGCAGTAGTCAGGTCGCCGGAATTGATGTTCGCCACCGTTTGCAGGGCCGCTGCCGCTGCGGCAGCGTCTTCAATCCCTGCATCTTTGAATGGCTTGAGCGCGGCCTCGGCCGCTTCTTTTGCCTGGCGGTGGCTCATGGCCTCGCCGTTCAGGCTGGAAATCTTTGCCACGGTCGCGGCGGCGTCGTGCGCAACTTCGCGACCATCGTCCAGAATGTAGACCGGCTTTCCGTCTTGAACAACGACATTGCCATTTGCGTCGAGTTTCAGTTTCATTTGAGAACTTTCTGGGCATCCGCCCTATTGATGGCCTTCCGGCCGTGCACCGCGTCGCGTCCGCCTGCGGCAATAAAAAAGCCGCCTGGTTGCCCGGGCGGCCTATTGGAATAATATTTGGAATAATTTGGGGTCGATTATGGGTTGCATTTCACGATGAAGGCAGCCAGCGGTATCGCTGCATAAGCTCCGGGTCAACGCACACGTTATGGCGATATTGTTCGTCGGGCGTCATTGTCAGCAGACCGTTTGGAACCCAGGTACCAGACGGACCGAAACTACCAAAAAGCACTCGAATGCAAATCAATCCCGCTCTCATATCAAGTCCTTTTACAAAATGTCGTTCAAAGTTGTTATTTGTACTTCGCCTGCAGTTCCTCCAGCGTCAGCTTCCGCCCTTTGAGGTTCATCAGGTCATTCAGCGTGATCTTCCCCGCCTCGTACATCTCGGCCCGGCCCGGGCCCAGGTATTCAGCCCGCCAGGCCTTGTCCTTGCTGGCCAAGAAGTCCTTGAAGTTGGTCTTGCTGCTGACTGCCCCACCATCGCTTGGCCGCGTGGCCTCACCCGGTTCGTCCAGCTCAATGCCAAGGTCCTTGAAAGACTTCGTTCTCGCACTGAGCACGCACCGGCAGCTGAAATGAATCGCGCCCGGGCCGCCGGCCCACTCGTGCGTATGGTTGATCGGCTCCTGGTCGTGCAGCGAATACTCGTGCAGGTCGCGCATCGCGCACAGCAGGCACGTATGCGAGTCCAGCGTCGACAGCCACACCAAGCACTCAATCAGGTCAGAATTCTGCTGAAACGAGGCAAGCCGCGCCGCATTGGCCACGGCCTGCACCGAGCTGTGGACCAGCGCGCGCGCTCTTGCCGCTGATACACTTAAAATACCCTGCTCGCCTGGGGCAACAGGATCCGGCGCGGGCACTGGCCCCTTTGCTGCCGGCACCGCCAGTGCTGCTGGCGCGCTTGGCGTCCCGGCCGGCATCGGCGGTGTGGCAGGTGCGCTTGGTGCCAGAACGGCCGCTTTCGGGCTCTTACCCATCACGCGCGACACGATCTGCGATGTCGTTTCACCCTGCGCCGCGCCCAACTCTACCTGTCGTGCAAATCTAAATTGGGTGTCGCCCTCCTGGCGCTTCCACCACTTAGCGGAAGCCGCACCGTCAATCATGGTATTCCCTACCAGCTTTTCGAGGTAGTTCGCCGGCGGCAGCTTGGCGCCCAACTCGATCTTGAGGCCCTGCGTTAGTACCTTGGCTGTGTAGTCAGCCTCGATGCGCACCATGCCCGTCAGGTTACGCGCCAGCTCGGCCTGCATGCCGGCGTAGTGCGACGAGATAATAGAGTTCGACTCCCGCAGCAGCGCGCTCAGGCGCTGCTTGCCGTAGGCTGACACCTCGCCCTCGTTGAGCTTGGCCGTCAATTCCTTTGACATCGCCGCCATCAGTGTCAGGATTTTGTCCTGCACATCGGCTGAAAAGCGCAGCAGGTTCAGGGAATGCACCAGGAACATCTCGGCAATCCACTCTTCGAGCGCGCCCATCTATGCACCCATCAGGTCAGGCGTTGATGACAGTATGCGTTCTTGCTCCGACTCCCATTCCAGATCCGGCGACAGGATGCCACGGCGTTGCAGCTCGTTGAAGTACGTTTCGCCCGAGATACGGCCGTTCGACACGCTCTTGAACAGCAACTCCGCGCTGGCCTCGGCCAGGGAAGCGACGCCGAAGTCCTTATGGACCGAGACATGGCCGCCCTCTGGCAGCCCTACCCACTCGGCCATCAGCTGTAGCGCGGTATTTATCGTATCGTCCAGATCGTGCGCAATTTGCTGAAGCGCAGACAGGTTTCCCTGATTTTCAGAGTTGGTTTGCGTGGCCGTGATCTTGCCGGCGCGGATGACCAGCATTTCCGATCCGGCCTGCCGCATCTGCTCTTCCAGAGCGTCGATCTCGTCCCTGCCAATTTTTACCGACTCGGCGGAGCCTTGAATTATCTTTGCGTCACCACCTTGAGGTAGCGCGATGGCGTAGTTTGCCGACGAAATAATTTCTGTCGTATCCGGATCGGCGCCGATGAAGACCAGCATGCGCTTGCGGCAATATCGTACGCTGTCACGTTGGTCGCTTGACTCGCGCCAGTGGTCTTTGTTCTGCTCTGCCAGGGCAAGCATTGGCGGCACTGCGCACATGAAACCCTTACGCTTGCCGTAGGCTGGGACAAATGGAATCGTCGGGATCGTTGTGACGCCGTCGTCATGCAGTTGCCACTTCTTTTCGTGGTCATCGGACTGGCGCCAAATCTGCCACGATCCCCGCTCTAGCACGCGCACCTGCTCGATTCGCTTCGTCGCATATGGGCCGTCTGGGACGGATGCACTCTCTAAAATGCGCAACTGCGTCAGCTCGTCAACGCTGCCCGCATCGTCCGGCAGCCATCCCAGGATGTTCTCCGCCCGCACTTGAACGAAATATGGCCGCACGCCTGCGGCAATTTCTTCGGCGCGAGTCTTCAAATCACCCGCCTTAGGAAAGTCGACCAATATGCCCGATAAACCGTAGGCGATTGCATCTTGGCATACGCTGGCGATAAAAGTATGAAGATTCCGTCCCTTTTTGCCAACGACATCGACGCTCTCCATCCAAGGGAGCATTGCCTCGGGCGTGTCGTCTGCTGGCTTCAGTGGCTTTGCAAATGGTTTCGCCGCCAGAATTTCGACGGTACGCTCAAATGCTGGATACAACGTTGCTGTATCTAGGCGGTACTGCCAGTCGTCTTTGTGTTCGCGAGGTTGGCGAGGCAAGTACTTTTCTCCAGCTGCGCGCATACCGGCAGAGCCGCCCAGCAATGCTTTAATCAGCGGCGTGTTTGCATTGAGCGCGGCGGCCTGAGCAGATTGCGTACGTACATCACTCATAATTTCCTCTATATTCGCATGCTGCTGACTACGGCCACACGCTTGACAATCGGGTAACGTTTCACCAAGAAATAACCATTCGCGTCGTTCGGGTGGTCGTGACCAGATTTTTTGTCAGGCTGGCCATCAGCACCCCAAACCTGCTGCTCCAGCGCCTCAGTGGTTATCGGGCAGGTGTCGGTGTTGATCTTCCAGCGCCGCTCACCATCTGCATTCAAGATCATCCCGTTATAGGCGTTGACCCTGTCTTTCACGGCCGGGTTTGCTGGATTGACCTCAACCTGGAAGCCAGCGGCACGCAGGATCGAAAGATCGGACTCGCTCGCGTTCTTGCTGCTGGTGTTTTGGCCAGACGCATCGGGGTAAATCTTCACCTGGTGGCCCTTGTCCTTGAAGTCCTCTTTCAGGATCCTGGCCATGGCCGGCGTGTCGCGCACCTTCACGCGCTCGGCCAGTGTCAGCGGCAGCCCCTCCCGCACCACGTTAATGCACGCGGTCATGTTCTGGACGTTGAAGTCCAGCCCCACCTGCAGCGGCTCGCCTGGCAGGATGACCTGCGTCGACCGATTTAGCACACGGTCGAAGTCCGGGTAGACCGAGCCGCTGGTCAAGTTCGTGAACTTGCCGCGCAAGTACGCATCAATCAGCGCCGGCGGATAACTGGCCAGCAGCGACGGTATGTAGTCAGCTGGCAGGTTCAACTCGTTGTCGAACGTGCTGGCCTGAATCAGCCCATACAGCGAAGCCAGGGCGGGCTTGTCTCGTATCGCCTTCACAAACTGCTGATAAACGAACTTGAAGCCCTCCGGCGTCGTCGTTACGTCGATGCCGTTCAGCAGGCCCGGCACGTTGTAGCGCATCCGCGCAATGATCTTGCGCCAGGCCGTCTGCGCCTTGAGCATCGGCATCACATCCAGCTCGTCAATTAGCGCGTGGCCGATTTTGAAGCCGACGATGGTCTCTGGCTTTTCCATCGATCGGCAGATGACGGTGCCGCGATAAAGTCGGCCCTCGTACACGTCCACCTCGTGATTGCCGGTCTTCACCTTGACGCGCAAACCCATCAGGGCGGCCACCTCTTCGATAGTCGGGTAGAAAATGTCCCGAATCTGCGGATAGGTCGGTGCAAAGTAGCCTTGGCTGATACCAGGCCACTGCCAGAAGTGCATCAGCATGCCAGCACAGCCCACAAACGTCTTGCCCGAGCCGAACCCAGCAACATAAGCCTTGTACTTATGCGGGAGCATCAGAAATTGCGATTGCGGGACGTTCAGTTCAAGCTGGATCGTCATGGCGCTTCGCATCCTTCACGCCGATATGCACAACAACCGGCGTTGGCTGCTGCTGGTCGGCTGGGTCGGACTTGTTTTTGTTCACGTAGATATCGCCAACTTCCTTGGCGGCCTGCTCGATAACAGCCACCGCCAGAGCGATGTTTCGCATGCCCTCGGCCTGCTGCGCCATTCTGGCCAGCGCGCGAAGGCGAAAGGCGCGGCTTGCGATTGGAATCTCGGCCACCTCTTCGCGAAACTTGGCGCGCGTGTCATTGAACACCGTGCGCCATTTCAAGCTAAGGTTGCGCCCGACGTAGCAATTCGGGTCGTAAGCGGCCACCTGCTGCCGCATCACGTCAAGCCCGAACTCCTCTTTTACTGCCTTCGACACTTGCGTCGGCGTGTCAAAACAGGCCAGCGCTTGGACGATGAACAGCTTCACCTCGTCTCGTAGTGCTGCCATAAGTTGCCATCCGGTAAAAGCCGCGTAAAACTATGCAACCTTGAGCAGACAGGTTCCGCACGCCCTCGCGATGTTGATCTTTGCCACCTCAGGGGTGGCGTTTGCGGCGGCAACCAGCTGGGCCAGCGCGCCATCTGGATGGCCAATGCCGTAGCGGCGGACCACGCCGACGAACTCTTCAACGTCATGGCCACGGATGGATAGCTTCGGAAAACCGTCCTTCGTGAAGGCTGGCGATCCGAATTCATCATGCTCCTGACCGATGTGATAAAGCTCATGCTCCACCAGCGCGCAGAACTCGGCATCGCTGCAGGTCAGGCAGTAGCTGGCGTCCAGCGTAATCAGGTAATCCGGCACCTCGCCGAACCAATCGGCCATCTGTTGCTGCTGGCGGCCCTTTTGCCATGGCCCGCAGCGGAACGTAACCTCTTCGCACTGGCCGATGACCGTGCGGCCTTGCTTCGCGAAGCTGCTTGGCGCCCAGAGGAACTGCAGGCAGCAGCCATCCAGGTGCGCGTGTTCCTCGTTGTGGAGCGCGCCGCCTTCCGTGAGGATGGTAGCGCGCACCCAGGCGAGAACCTCTGGCGCCGGAACGTAGCGACTATTCAGCGGGTCTGCGAATTTTGGCGGCGGCATCGGGCGGCCGGCGCCTGGTGATGCGGCTGGCTTGCGGGCCATGTCAGGGCGCCGCCTCAACCGATAGCTGGACAGGCGGCATGGTCGCGCCCAGCACCCACAGGGCAAGCACGCCGCCAGCGTTCAACACAGCCAGCTCTTCGGCGGTTGGGCGCCAGTACGACACTACTGCAGGCAGGTCGCCAACGTGCGTGCGCGTGATCGGCAAGGCGCTGCAGGGTAGTTCGCCTTGGTTCCAGCCTACAGGCGCGCCGAGCACGGCATTGTTTAACGGGTGTTGTATTTTATTCATTTGCTGCCTACTCTTTAACGAAGCTTGATCAAAATCAAACCCGCGCCGAGAGAACGGCGCATTGTTTGGCTTTACTTGGAGCAAGCTCAATGTCGAATGAAATAATCCCCGTCGAGCCAGCGCCTGCAGCGCGCCATGCGTGGGCCGATGCCGAGCTGATCAAAGCGGCAGCTCAGGTGCTGGTGCATAGCGGCCTGGCAGCAGCCGAAGCATACTTGCGCGCCAATGACGTCCAAGTCCGATCCAGTGGCGGCACCGCAGGCCCTGCGCATACCGAATAGCACTGCCATCGAAATCATCACCGCCCGCGCCAAGATGGAACCGCCGGACGCATTGGCGTGCGTCTGGCGGCCAGAGCCACTTGGCTTTTGTTCGTCGGTGATTGCACCCGCTTTTTCAAGCACGGCCGCTGGAGTGCGCTGGCCGGTCGCAGTTATCAGGCGGTGAATGCGTGGATTGCAGGCTTGGCCATCGACCACAGCCAGGGCCAGGCCAGCAGCACGAGCGCGACGAAGGCGCCGCCGACCAAGCCTCCGAAGATCAGCAGGCCGACGATCATGCGGTTGATATCGTAATCAAACATGCGCACCTCGAATAAAAAAGCCCGCGCGCGGCGGGCAAAACGAACGGGGAATCTATAACCACGGCTTGTTGCCGCTTGAGATAGGATCGCCTCCTTCGTAGCGGGGAAATCGATGGGATAGCAAAATGGAAATTATCAAAAAATAATTTCTATGCCGCATCTTTTTAAGATAGTATCGAGGCAACTAAAATAATTGGAAAATTGTTGCTTCGTGGATAATCAACTACTACTCCTTTGTGCAACATGCGGAGATAACAACGTCGAAGTGCCCAAGAATACTTTGCCATCAGACCTCATAACCTGCAACTTATGCGGCGCAGCTGAGCCGTACTTCGATCTTTGCTCTCATCGCCTTGAGCAAACTCTGCAATCAATTCAAGACCGTCTGCACGCTATGGCTGCAAGAGCCGGCATTACACAGAAATCTTAGTTAAGCTCGATTTCCAGCATGCGCTGGAACTGCCGAACCACGTCAGCATCGAGCTGATCGATGACCTCTTGATGCGTGGGCGGCTCGGTCGGCGCGATATCGGCAACGACTGCGGCGACCTGGATGTGGCTGCGGTGCCAGCTGAGGCGGCTGAGCAGGGTTGATGCTGTCATGATCGCCTCGTTTTGTGGCGTAAAAATAGAAGGCCGCAAGAGCGCAGCCTTTGATATGCCGCCCTGCAGTCTCCTCCGCTGCCGTAGCCTCGGTAGTAACGCAGGCGCAACAAACCACACGGCAGCGTGCCGGCTTGCCGGTCGGTATCCACGAGTGCCTTTGGCTTTTTTTGGCCGCCAGGCACTGCCCCTCAACGTGTTCGTTGACCCATTGTTTAAGGACTTTGAGGCACAACGTGCCTGGGTACCGCTTCCGTATGAGCTGTAAATGCCCCTTAAAACTGTTAAAAAATTCTATAGCAAAGTTAAACTACTTAACATTCCATTAAGCTAACTGGCGCACAGAACCAAGCAGCAATCTGTCGCACTATAAAACAACGTTAAAAAATGAATGAGATTTCAATTTTTAATTTCCGCATAGTAATTTTGGTTACGATCGAGAATCAACATGGGAAAAGTACACTTACCTATACGAGTGCTGGTGGTTGACGACAACCATGATGCGGCCGATATGATCGTCGCATTCTTAGAACTTTCCGGATGCGACGCGATCCCTCAGTACGATGGCCGAAGCGCAGTCGAAGCAGCTGAAGCATTTAAGCCGGAAGTGGTCTTCTGCGATATCGGGATGCCGCGAATGGACGGCTACGAAGTGGCAGCCAAAATGCGATCAATGGACTGCCTCAGTCAAACAAGACTGGTTGCTCTTACTGCGTGGAATGATGCGGAGTGCAAAGCCAAGGTAATGGAAGCTGGCTTCCACTGTCATCTCGCCAAACCAGCAGAGCTTGACTCGATCCTTGCCCAACTGCCGCATAAGCCATGATCCCAAGTGCATGTGGGCAACGCACTAATTTGTGTAACTAAAAAGAAAAGCCCGCATCGCTTACGCGCCGGGCTTAGTGGTTTTGCTCCCGCGCTATCTGCGGCGTGAGCTATGCGAATTTCAGCGCGAGCAGGTACGACGCCTTCTGGGTGTACTATCGCGAGTTCCAACTATCGGCCCATCGCTTACGCGGTAGACGGGGTGCCGGAAGAGTTTTACTGAAATTCTAAGCTCCTGATTTTACACTAAGATACTGTGTTTACAACCAGCACTAATAAATATTTTCAGTCGCTGCGCAACAGGTGCCCTGCGCGCCGCTTATGACTATCGGATAACTCCGTCAATTCGCTTACCATGTCCTTGATGCGCTCACGCTCGTATCCGCCAGCGCACGTCACCTCGGCCTCGCCGGTGCCTGCGCAACTGGTGCAGCCGCGCAGACTCTTGAGCGACACGCCCGTGCCGTTGCAGCCCTTGCAGTGGCCATCGAGCCAGTGCGCCAGCGATGCGTGCGCCACACGCTTGAACAGCGCATGAGCCGTGAAAATATCGCGCTCGCTGTTGATCTTCACCCATGCACGCACCTTACCCTTCTCCGTCACGGCCGCCGTCCAGATGCGCAGCAGCTGCGCCAGGTTGCCCGAGTTACCCTCGAACAGCTTATTGGTCGTGCCGTCCGCGTACTTGACGCGGCATAGCAGCGAGCCGAGATCGCCGGCCAGCGCCGCCGCCGCGATCGCGTCCAAGTCGTGATGAAATGCATCATCCATCAGGTTCGATGAATTCAAAGAATGAACAAATTTATCTGCAAAGCC